GTGATTAGGTTTCATATCTCCAAGATAAAATAGAAAATGCCGGAAAAAGGCATGGCCCGATTCCGACATTTCGTTGATCCAATCCTTTAATTCTTGTGGGCTTAATTCCTCTTCACTGAGACAGCCGTGAATGGCTTCTCTTAAGTTCATTTCTTCTCCTTAAGGTGTTAGGATTAATAATCACACTTTACGCTTAATATCCCTGATGATCATTTCGGGGATCACTCTCAAAGCGCAAAGTTTCTTCTCAATATCAATTTCAAGTGCCTCGTCTTCCCAAACATATTTGCGCCCAGCAAGCAATGGCAGTGAACGCAACCCTTCTGCGCTTAAGGCCCAAAGAACTGGCTTGATCCCCACTACGCTTTTGGGATACTTTGACCCCATTTCCAAGGTCAGGAAATCCTTCTTTTCGCTATGGAACCCCACATAAATAATATGGGTTGGGTTGTCATCAGCATCTTCAACCCCCAGCTTAAAATCCAGAAAGTTATAGGTTCCATTCGGATTATCTTTAGTCTTCTCCAGCAAGACGTTGAAGAACCTGGAAAAATTCATCTGTCCTTGAGGCGTGATGGTTATCACAGGTTTAGTACCAATAGTATTTGCCACCGGATAAAGGTTGGCAGATTTTTCCCACTGTTCGGTCCGTTCTTGTGTCCATCCAAAACGTTGCATATTCATCTCTCCTTGAGGTGTTAATTAATATTGAAATCGCTCTTTTGGGGTGCAGCGGTTTGTTTCGTTCCAAATGCTGCACCGCTGAAACTATGAATGTGAAATACATCATAAAGCTGCTGGTGAATCTCAGTCTGTTTTGCCATTTCCAAAACCGCTTTTTCTATCTCAGCACCACGTTTCCAGACGCTGAAATCGTCACTGAACTGGAAGTACCAATCGAAGATTGACAACACGTTCCAGAACTGTTCCAAGCTGGGATTAGTGGGCAATTCTGAGGCATCTCTTAAGAACCTCACAAAGCTACCTCTTCATCTTTAGCTTTCAAGGCATCGTACACCTTCTTCAACTGCGCAGTTGAAAGTGAAGAAGAATCTTTCACCTCAGTGTCCAAAGTTTCTGCCATCAAAGCTTGCAATCCGTTAGCGTTGACGTTTTTTTCCTGTGCCAACTCCCAAATAGCTTTCATATCAGGATTCTTCTTCTTAGCTTCAATTTGCTTTTCCCTCGCATCATTTTTTCTGTCAATGCTCTGCATTTCTTCAGCAGAAGAAAATTTCTTTCCAGCGTACCCAGCACTCGCCAATGCTCTGCCAATGGCACTGGTTTCGCAATTTTCGAGGGAAAAAGCAAAGTTAACCTCATTTCTGTTACTACTGTAAAGTTCTCTGGCATGACCTTCAAACTGTTGAGGATCATCACCGGATATCTTGACAGTAGCTTTCATAGTGATGCCAAGATCATCTTCAGAAAGAATCTCCGTTAGAATAGTTAACTTGGAGCTTTCTTTCTGGTGTATCGCATTGAGCCTTTCAGCTACCGTAGTGTAATCACTACCCTTAATGTTTACCGACATCTCTCAGAATCCCCCTAGTGCGGTGATAACAACCGTGAAGATTGCTATTACTAATATGGATATCATAATAAATCGTGATAATTTGCTTCTCGGACTATTTCTAGTTTGAAGTTTACGCCAAGTACGCAACATTCGGCGGTTTCTTCTACTCGTTATAGGTACTAAAGAAATCATTTTCTCTCTCCTCAACTCTAAATCGTGACAGTATTGTACTCCATATCAAAACCTTTGTCAAGGTTTTTTTCGTACTTACCACGGATTAAACCAACCTTATTTGGGTTTAACTTGACATTATACATGGAACTAAGTAGACTAATGTTCCAATACTTTAAAGGAAGGAGATTTTCAAATGAAAGAAATGAGCATTGATAATGTTAGGATCTCTGGGATCATTTCAAATGATCGGAATCTTTCTCACAAACAAATCTGTGCCGACATTGATATGCATGTCGAAACCTTAAGGGAAAGGTTGAGGAACCCAAAATCGTGGCGTGTTAAAGATATTAACAGAGTCTGCGGTGCTATTGGATTAGATCCTCAGCAGGTATTGTTGTTCACCGATGCGGAAAAATAGTTGTTGAAATGGGTTTTCCGATATGTTAATATGAAAATGAACTCATAAAAAAAAGGGCCGATGATGTGTCGGCCCCTTTAAACCCTTTGGTCGTCAACCCAAGAGGAGAGAGATGTGAAGGATCTTAACACAAGCTTAAATTTAAAACAAGAAAAAACTTCTAAAAAATCGATTCGCTATGAGCGATGGATGCCCGTACCATACCGTCACCCCAAAGAATTTAAAGCCTTAACGTCAAGCGAAAAAGATTTGTATATGTATTTTTGCTGGCATGTCGGCAACCGTCCTACTGACGAAAAAGAGATTGAACATCAAGATTATATCGAGCTTTGCACGGTGACATCATGGATCACTGTTAAGCAAATCGCCAAAGAACTTGATGTCTCCCCTGATAACGTTAAAAAAGCCAAGCTGCGCCTTCTTGAGTTGGGATGGGTACGCCAAATCTGGTTTGAAGGTAATGATCGGAGCGGAATCTTCCAAATTGGCATTCCTTTAGCGCAAAAGAGGTCGTGCGAAAAATCGCACGATGCTACCTATAGTATATATAACACTAATATCTCTAGTAACTTAGACTCCAATACTAATAGCAAACCGAATGCCAAACCGACTAGAGATCCAAAGAAACCTAAAACCCCTCAAATTGATCCGGGTGACAAACGGGAACTGAACCTTCTATTCGCTGAAGCTATCGATAAAAAGCATTGGTCACGGGCCGATAACAACCTCAAATGGGATTGGTCTAATGCGTGGGAGTTGGTAATCCCTGAAATCAAAACTTTCCTCAGAGCGAAGTTTGAAGCTACTGTCAACACTAACCAAGTGGTCGAGTTCTTAAAGACCAGTATCCCCAAGATGTCGGGCAAATGTAAGTTAGCGGAATCCCCAATGTGGCTAACTCGTACCCAAAGTAACGGTCAAGAACACGCACCAGTTTGGGGTTTGGACTTCATCGAGGGATGTTGGGGTAAACGTCACTTGAAAGATCCTAAAGATCAGACGAACGAAGGTTTCTGGACCTATCTCGATGGCATTAACAAGGCCAACAAAAGGAAGACAGACTTGAACGAAAGCTGGGGTGGCGGTCGTGAACAGGCTCAAGCGATTGATAACGGTGAACTTCCCCCCGAAGGCTTGGCAGCATTGGCAGCACTTAAGACCTCGTTAGGGGATTGAGAGATTAAGAAAAGTATATATTTGAGTTGGAGGTTTAGCATGACGAATGCCAAAATCGAGGAGATGGCAAAAGAACTTTTTAAAGTCTGGCAAGCCAACAGGAAACGGTTGGGAAAACCGATTTTGTCAAAGGATCAGCACGAAATTGACGAGGTTATAAAATACGCTTTAGAACATAAGCTGTGTAGTGTAGACCAACTCTACGAAAGATTAGAGGCCATGTTAGGTGACGACCGGAACAAGAGGATGATAACGCCTCAAGGGTTTATCACCGCTGTTGATGGTAAGTCTTTCATAGAAAATTATCTTCCTCACCCGGAAAAGGTAGCTACTGGTAAAAAACAAAAGAAATTGATCGCCAAGACCAGAGGACTTGTTAACGGGGGATTGAGAGAATGAATCTCTTTGATTCTCCACCTTCCACCAAATGGAATTTTCTCTCACTTGGGGCAGGGGTTCAAAGTTCAACATTGGCTTTAATGACAGCGCAGGGTGAAGTCAAGCCGATGCCTGATGCCGCTATTTTTGCTGATACCCAAGCTGAACCGACCAAGGTTTACGATTACTTGGAGTGGTTGAAACAGGAATTACCTTATGAGGTTCATATCGTGACCAAAGGCGATCTTAAAAAAGACTCTGTCAAGATACGCACTGCTAAGAAAGGCCATCAGTATGTTGAGTCGATGGTCCCGGCTTTCACCGTGGATCGTAAAGGTAAGAAGGGTATGATCCAGCGTCAGTGTACCAAGAACTACAAAGTTGTTCCGGTATCAAGAAAAATCCGACAGCTTGCTGAAGTTGCCAGGGGAACGAAAACGGTAATGGCAACGCAATGGATCGGCATAAGTCTTGACGAGGTTCAGCGTATGAAAGACAGCCGTGAAAAGTGGTTGCAGTCGCGTTGGCCCTTAATAGAAAAGGGGATGACACGCCAGGATTGCTTATCTTGGATGAAAAAACATGGGTATCCTGAACCACCCCGAAGCGCCTGTGTCTTTTGCCCTTACATGAAAGACCCGCAGTGGAAAAAGTTACAGGAAAGCGAACCTGAGAGTTTTGAAGTGGCAGTAGAATTTGAAAAAGAATATAACACTGCTAAAAAGACTGCGGGTGGCGGCACTATGGAAAACTTGTTTTTACATTCGTCATGCGTCCCCCTTGATCAGGTAGACCTCTCGACAGATTTTGATCACGGGCAACTGGCGTTATGGCAAGATTTTAATAACGACTGTGACGGCATGTGCGGAGTTTAGCTTGTACAAAAGATTAAAGAGCGAAAGTGAAAGAAAGGAAATGAATGGACATAAAAGTTGAAGATATTGTTATTGATCCCAAGATCGTTGATCGTGTTGACGGCCTTGATTTCGTGACAATTCAGACCTATGCGGATGATATGGAATCAGGATCGATTTTCCCAGCCGTGGAGATCGTCAGCGATGGGCAATCAAGCTGGCTTGTTGACGGTCAACACAGATTGGAAGCGGTAAAGAAACTTGAACATGAAACCATTACCGCTAATGTTACGGAAGGCGATTATCGCGATGCGTTGCTGAAGTCGTGCGCTACTAATGCGGAACACGGTAAACGGCGCACCATTGAGGATAAACGGCAAAAGGTGATGATGTTATTGGAAGATGAGGAGTGGCAAGGCTGGTCAAGCCGTAAGATTGCCGAGAAATGCAAGGTTGGTCACAAATTTGTTGATAAGTTGCGAAATCATACTGGCGCCGGCGCCAGTATGGAAGCTGAACGTACCTTTATACATCACAAGACAGGCAAGCCTACCACCATGAACACCACCAACATCGGTAAGAGTCAACCTGATCCTTTAGCTGAACTTGACCCTGTTACACCAGTGGAACTTAACACGCAAACTCAAATTGAGCCGATTATCACGGCTGAAACTGCCTATGAAGACAGCTTGATAACTGAACGTAAACAAAAAGCATTAAAACAATTGGAAGAGGACTTAAATGTTGTTCCTTTAGGTGTGCGCTATAGAGACTATTTATTAACGTTACTGAAAGCGTCTATGATGTCCACGAAATTGGTGGAAGAGTTTGATCCTGATGAGATCCAGGCATTCTTTCTGGATAACATACCGACTTACGAACGTACCAAAGAGGTGCTGACAAAACAGTTTGATTTCTTGAAACTAGTCATGGGGGAAAATTTAGAAAATGAGTTTGATTAAGCGATTGACTGAAAATGTGTTGAGAGATGTGGTTGAGACTAATCGTACCGACTCAGCTATAGCGAAAGCCTTAAAACCTTTTTTCCATTTCACGCATGAAGAAGCAATGGAAATTGCTATTATGTCATCCGTAAAAATGCAAATAGGAAAATTAAAAATGTCTTTTGTGGACGATTACGGATTAGAACATCAAATACGGCAGTATATCAAGAACGGCAAAGAATATCGGAATGTTCAAGAGTTGCAAAAAGATGAAATCATGGCTTTAGTGGAAGCCACGGAAAAGAAAAGCGAGAAATTAGTTTCCAAAGCGGTTGCCTTGGAAAAGTACCAACTAACTCTGGAAGGTTTTGAAGATAATGTGGCGACAAGTGACGACGGGATTAAATTTGATTCTGTGCTTGAACGGTCATTTTATGCACGATTAATCGAACGCATACCAGAAATCACTAGAGGCGATAACGGATACAAAGTCGGTCGTTACAAATATGATTTTGCGCACGAAAAATGGAAAGTTTTAATCGAAATCGATGGACATGAATATCATCGAAGTCTCAAAGCAAGGCAAAAAGATGAGCGTAAAACTATTTTGGCTATGAAAGGTGGCTGGCTGGTGATTCGATTTACTGCGTCTTCAGTCTATAAAAATCAAGATCGCTGTATTGATGAAATCTTGGCTATTTGTTCTGAGTATAAGAGAGAGCTTTTAAGTGCTTAGTTGTACAAAAGATTTAATGTTTAATACATTTAGACTTTTATACAAGTAGAATCAAGCTATGACTGAGGCGTGTTGTACAAAAGCCTAGACTTTTACACTTGTACAAAAGTTAAGGCTTAAATACAAAGGGGAAATAATTTGCAGTCGCTACGAAACAGCATCATCCCTGATGGCAAAACCGAACCTCATGTGGACCTGGTAGTGAATCTTTTTAATATCGATATAGGATTGCGCCCGTATTTGGATTCTGAAAAAAGACGGAAATTAATGACGCACCAACATCGTGATCGGTTGTACCGATATTTTAAAAAGCATCTTCCGCTCGTCCTTGATGAACTTCCAGATTATCCGAAAACGAATCATCGTGTTGAATGGGTTGATTCGGATGATCTGGCAACATTCATTGATGATTATCGTACATTAAAACAAATCATCAATAATTTCATTGAATCAAAAATCCTGAGCGGTCGAGGTCTGGAGTGGATTCAGTTGATGACTAAACACCAGTTGGATCGCCAAATCGATATGGATCTGACTCTGAAATCTTGGCAGAACACCACACCGGACTTGGTTGTTTTTAAGGATAAGGAATGGCATGGCTTAAAAGAGTTGATGCCGTTACAAGATGCCATCTTGGTTGGTGTTGTCCAAATCCTTAATCATCGGATTGAAGTCAAAAGATGTGTCAATGATGGTTGTGAAAGGATTTTAAGGATTCCCAAAAGAGGCGGCAAAACAAAGGTTTATTGTGGCCGGTCTTGCCAGGTTAAAGCGTATCAAGAACGGCGTAAAAGTGCTTAAGTAAACGACTTATGATGCGAAACCGGGACTAATTTAAACTCATCCACGTGGGCTAAGAATACGAATCCGGTTTCGTGTCACCAAATTACTAATTATGTTGAAAGTAAAAACTTTCCAAGATCACTTTGATAGTGACTATTCCGAAGTTGCAATATCGGAGTTCCTTACCCGGTTAGGCTCACCTTGCGTGGAGATCAGGATCTTTCCCAAGGAACGGCAGACGGTGATCGATAATCGCCGTATTAATGTGGGGAAATGCGTGAACGGATTCTACACCTCGTTTGAACAATCTGCTCGTGACATCTTTCATTGGGACGGGAAAGCCGAGATTTATTGTAGTCTTCAATCCCTTGACCCCAAACTTCTTAGACGAGGCGAAAACAAGCTTACCTATAATGCGCTCCAAACAGTTAGCGATAATGATGTCCTGAGTTACGAATGGATCTTAATCGATATTGATCCTGCGAGGCCAGCTAACACTTCATCCTCAGATTTTGAACTGCAAGCGAGTATCGATCTTCTTAACAAGATGATAATAAAGTTTTTTGATCCGTTAGGCATAGAAGTGTTGCGCGGTCTGTCCGGTAATGGCGCACATGGTCTGATAAAAATCGCTTCTCAACCTACCAGTAAGGAAGTGTCGGACAAGATAAAACAGGTTCTTAACGAGTTGGCTAAACGGTACAACACCGATCTTTGTAAAGTGGATACCACGGTCTTTAATCCCAGCCGTATCGTGAAACTTTATGGCACGATATCCTGTAAAGGTGAGCCTACAAAGGATGCTCCCTGGCGTAGGTCCAAGTTCTCTGATAAACCTACTGTGGAACATGACCTTAACCAAATTTATGATGCTCTGGTGAAACTTGAAGTTCCCAAAACCATCTCCCGTGAAACGATAAAAGCTCATGTTAACGATAACATCGAGTTCGATCTAGAAGCTTACCTTAACCATCATCATCTGGCCTTTGAAAAGACTGAAGACGGTTCTGGCCAGAAATATAAGTTGGAAGTTTGTCCTTTTGATGCTGCACACGGTAAAGACGCTGCCGTGTTCAAGGGTAATGAAGGTAAGCTGGGGTTTAAATGTTTTCATAACGGATGTAGCGGTAACGATTGGAAAGCTTTCAGAACTCATGTAGGTGAAGATCTGAAACCGTTTTTATCCGGGTTGGACCAGCATATCCAGCAAGATATCGGGTCAACTAAATCGGAGGTGGAAGTTGATGATGATCGACCGGTCATAATTATTAACAATCGACAACTCACGGAAGTACTGGCAGATATTAATGATGCCGTGAAAACCTATAACAATCCTGCCACATTGTTTTCTCGTGGCGGTCACCCCACATGGTTAAGACGTAGTGAAGACGGGATGTTCTTTTCCGAGGTGTTGGGTAGCAGCGATGCCAAGATATATTTGAGTCAAGCGGCACTGTTTTGTCGTCGCACTGTAAAAGACGATATGGAAGTGATGACCAACCTTTTTCCTTCCTTAGAAATCTGTCAAGCTTTCCTGGCCCAAAAACAAAGTTTACCGGCCTTAAAAAGTATCATTAACTTCCCATGTTTTCGCGGATCAGAATTACAAGAAGCTGGCTTTGACGAATCTACCGGATACTTTTGCGCCTCACGACAAAAACCAGCCTTGGATATGCCACTTTCAGAATGCAAGAAACTTCTCTTTGAGGAACTCTTAATCGATTTCCCGTTCACAGAAGAAGGGTCGAAAACTAACGCTATAGCTTTGATGCTGAACGCTCTTATACGACCCATGTTACCGGAAGACGCTTGTACACCTTTATTTTGTATTGACAGTTCCAGTCCCGGTACAGGAAAAGGGTTACTGGCACATGTTTGCACCAGTTTCATTTCTGAACCGTCAATGCAGGTTCTTCCTGAACGAGAAGAAGAACTGAAAAAGAGTATCTCTTCATTATTAATGAGCAGTCCAACGTTCGTCATTTTCGATAATGTTTCTCGTACCATAAAATCTCAATCTTTAGCTTCCGTTTTAACCAATCCCTTGTGGTCCGACAGGTTGTTAGGCAGTACCAAGATGTTACGGTTACCTAACCTTGCCACCTGGATCGTGACAGGAAACAACTGCCTGTTAGCTGATGAGATAACCAGAAGATCTGTTTATATTCGGCTTGATAGCAATGTCGAACGACCGTGGAGTCGTACCGGGTTCAAACACGCTAATCTGCGTAAATACGTTATCGATAATCAACCTCGGATTTTATCGGCATTAATGTCAATGATAAAGTTATGGATTGATGCTGGTCGACCCAAAGGAAAGTTGAGTATAGGATCGTTTGAAGCGTGGGCTGAAACCATATCAGGGATATTGGAAGTTTGCGGGATACGCAGTTTCATGGAAAACCAGGATGTGCTTTATGATCGGCTTGATGATGAACGGCAAGCATGGTCAGCGTTTGTTGAAGAATGGCACCACGAGTATGGGGAACATGACGTTTCAGTCAAAACCTTGTTTGGGTTAGCCGCTACCGATGAAGATGGTAACGGTAAAGGGTTACTGGACGAACAGTTGATCAAGTTCCGTACTGAACATGCTCGAAAAATTGGGTTGGGCCGATTATTAAGGGAAAAGGAAGGTCGAATCTTTGAAGGATTTAAAATCACTTCACCGGGTCAACTTAACCGGGCAAAGATTTATGCTTTACTACTCGTTACCCCCCATGATCCTGAAACTAACCGGAAAATCGATTTAAAAGAATTGTTAGAAAACGAAACGGATACCGAATGGTTGGAAGAGGTAGATAACGCTATCGATTCAGGGGTAGCGGAACACGATCTAATCCCGATTTGCCAGTTACGTAACAGCAGTTCTCCTGAACGCTATTTTGAATCGACAAAGAAACTTGATCAGTTACTGGCAAAACTTGATCAGTGAATTTGAAGATGGCCGAGTTACTCGATTTCATCAGTGACGATTTAATCAAGAAATGGCAACTAAGTGATGACCAGCTTAACCAACTTTGCAACATCATTAAAGAAGATGATTACCAAGCTTTAATTAATTTCCTGAGTACCAACAATTTAGGGATGTTAACAAAATTCATCATAGAATCCAAAAGGGAATAAGAATGGAACGTAACGCGGAAACCGTAGGGAACTTGCAAGGATTAATTGACAAGAAACGGGAACTGGAACTGGAAATTCAAAAGATCGATCACCAATTGGAAGAAAACGGTGTTACGGATATTTTGGATAAAGTTCCTGAACCACCTAACGTAACCATGATCAAAGGATATTTCGCTAAAAGATGGTTTGGTGCTGATATCCAAAAATAAACAGAGAGGATTTAAGATGCCCGAAGTCGCTGAAAATTATTATCAATCTGATGCTTGGAACAACCGTAGAAAAGAGATCCTTGAACGCGATAATCACGAATGCCGTCTTTGCGGGTCGATGATGGGGTTACAAGTACATCATAAAAGTTATCAGGCTTTCGGTTCAGGTCAGGAACCTGATACCGATTTGATCACCTTATGCGAATCTTGTCATCCTTTAGCCACCCTTTCACATCGTCATCAAGCATATTTACGTGGCGGCCAAGGACGTAACAAGATAAACCATGCCAGCAGTTTGTTATTAAACAAAGTCTTAGCTGAGATAGAACATAACGAATATCTGCACGAAAAGTTTGAGCAACAAAACCCTCAAACTCATACTAACGGCAGTATCCAAATCGCACCGGAAAAGGAACCCTCGGAAGCCGCACGATCCTGCGCTCACATATGGTTTAAGTTCCGACCAGAAAACCCGGGTGAAGTTACCCCGATGCCAGCTATATTTCAATCGGTATCAAGACGGTTTGATGACGAAATCATCCCTGCCTTTGAGAAAACTTATAACATCTCAAAAGATCATGCTGCACTCTTTATAAAAGAGTTTATACAAGAACTTACTAATGTGAAAGAAGAATGTCCTATCGACCGTGTAGGAGGTTTAATCACTAACCTGTGCCGTGAAGTACGGGACCAGGTTTATCAAGGTTTGATTCAATACGGAGATATTGTTCCACTACCAACTCTTAATGAAGCTGAAAGTGAAGCTGAAAAGGAAGTGGTAGTTCAAGAAGAACTTGATCTAAGTGATGAGGAACCATTAACAACTGAACATGTACCGTTTCCCGATACTTCAGTACCTACCTCCAATCCGATCCGATCAGGGATGAAATCTTTAAGAAACATTTTATCCGGGACTTCTGACGAGGTTGAAGTTGACGATTACACCATAACCATAAGCCAAACGGCAATAGATCTTAAACTGGGGATAAATTGTGTTCGGGACCTTGTTGAGAAAGGTGAATTAAAGTCCCGAAGAACGGGGCCGGGTGAATATGTTTCGGAATCATCCCTTAACAAATACTTGAAGGTCAGGCCGTTATCAACCCGATCAGTGATGAGCATTTTGAATATCCCCAAAAAAGCTGATATCTATGCGCTTTGCACGGCAGGAAGATTAAATAATGTTCGTGAAGAAGGTAGAGCAAATTACCGGATTGATCGGGATTCGTTACGAAACTATATGCGTGAAGAAAGCTATTTGGAAACTCAAATCGCTTTAGTTGATACTGCCCAGAACTAATGCATAAACAAGTTGTCAGCTTTAACCACGAGACTTACAAAATGCCGAACTTGAACCAGTTGTTCGGGTCGCACCATTATGCTCGTAACAAGATTAAGCAAGGGGTACAACTTGCGCTGACAACGCTGTTTAAGCGTAGTTTGCACCCTGTTGAGGATTATCCCCTAAAGATCTGGTTTCAGTGGCAAAATCGGACACGTAGGATCGATCCTGATAACCAAGCGAGTGCGGGACAAAAGATTATTCTTGACGCTTTACAGCAAGCAAAGATTATTGATAATGACGGTACTTATAACGTATCGGAAATTCATCATCAATTTAACTTTGGCGTTGATGACCCGTTACTGGAAATCACCTTGATCGAAGCTGATCCTGATACACGGTTCGAGATACCTAAACCGAAACCTAAATCGGGACGGCCTAAACGGAAAAAACGGCAATTAGACTTATTTTGACTTATGGGGGAGCGGCTGAGAATAGAACGGGCATTCTATTGGTAGGGCAAAACACGCTCCCTCGCCAACTTGAAGGGACCAGATGAATGAGTAACGTTTACAAATATAGATGCAAAATAGTGAGGATCATCGATGGTGATACCGTTGTCGCTGATGTTGACTTGGGGTTTGAAGTGGAACTCAAAGCGCAAAAGATACGGTTATACGGGATCAACACCCCGGAATCGCGTACTCGTGATAAAGAAGAAAAGAAACGCGGTATGGCAGCTAAATGGCGGTTAACCGAACTGTTGGATACTGGCGAGTTCTACCTTGAATCCCATGATAAAGGCAAGTTTGGCAGGATTCTGGGTGTTCTCTACCAAACCGATGATTTCAGTATCCGCAGCATTAACCAGATACTGGTGGATGAAGGTCATGCCGTAGAATATTTTGGCGGTAAACGATGAACGGTCTTGGATGGTGGATTGGCACCTTGATAGTACTTTTAATCATTATGATCCTTGCCGGTGTGGGTACAGTAACTATTCTGACATGGATAACGGAATATACGGCACCGTAATGCCCACCAGGTACCGGCAATACCCTATCAAGGATTTCAAGGATTTCATTGAGGTCATGCTGCAAAATAACGCTACTATCCAAGAGATTGCTGATAAATGTCATTTCAGTTATCACCAAACTTACAAGTACCTGAAACAGGAAGGATTGATCGAAAAATATCAACGCCGGTTACGGAAACGGAAACCACCAATGAAAATGGTGAAAGAAGTGAAACACTGGCCTCCACAAGTCCGAAAACTAAAGTACTTTCCTCTACGAATACCACCAACCGAATAAGGAGTAACACATGAGCGATTTTCAAGAATGGTTTCAAGAAGTACTGGAATTTGAAGGTACTTCCTATACAGACGATCCTCAAGATCCAGGAGGGGCCACTCGATTCGGAATTATTTTAACAACTTATCAGGAATACCTGAAAAAGATTGACCGTGACGATGATATCGATAAAGACGATATTGAGAACATGACCATAGAACAAGCGGAAGAATATTATCTGTGGTTATGGGAATCATTAAAGCTTGATCGTATTTCTGAACGGTTACGTAAAGGATATGCCGACGCTTGTGTCAACATGGGGAAAGGTGGTGCTAACCGTATCCTTCAAATGTCCCTCAATACACGGTCCAACCCTGTTGATATTGACGAATGGATTGATGTTGACGGTCAAGCTGGACGTGGTACCATGCGAGCTTTAGCTGAAACGGTGTTAACACCTTTCGATTGGCTTATCGAACACATGGCCTATCACTATAACAACGTTTTCAAGGGATCTTCCTATACGTTCAGGCAACGGTTGCGAGAGGCATCAAAGGAAGAATCTGCTAACGAAAAGGATTGGTTCACTACCCGCACTAACCAAAACAAGTTCATTAAAGGATGGATTAAACGCGATGTGATCGTATTCCTAAAATCGTTTGATCAGGAAATGACGGTCGCTGATCTGATAAAAAACCTTTTACGTTAAGGAGCTAAACCTATGGCCAAGATGGTGGAATGGACCTGTAAACACTGCGGGAAACCGTTTATGAAAACTGCGCACAGACCACGTACCTATTGTTCACGGGAATGTTACCGTAACTCCAAAGATTTCAAGATGTCTTCAGCCCTTTTCATGGGTCGCGGAAAACCCGGTCCCAAAAAAAGAGCTTGACGAATCGTTACAAGTGGCGTTACAGGTTAGGAGATCGGTATGGCCGGATTAGGGCATCTTATTGATCGGTTCCTAGTCCTCCATAACTGGAAATCGGTCCTGTTCAACCCTCTAAGAAAGGCTGAAATAGCTGATATTGTCAAGCAACTTAACGAGATAGACCTGGAAGGAAATATCGTTACCGAATCCGAACAGGTGGAACATCGACCAGCATCACGCGCATATGCACCTTCCAACTTGGATTTATGGAAACGTGAAAAAAAGGTTAACAAAATAGATGATCCTTATTGGTAAAGAAATGAGATGAAGACTTTTCGTATCACCTACACAAAATTAGTGGAATCGATAGTTGAGATTGAAGCGCAAACTGCTGCTGATGCATGGAAAAAGATTAAGGGCGATAAGTTGGATAAGAAGGATAAGCATGTTATTTGGCATAACGAAGGCGAATTAACTTACAAGGTGGACAAAACGGAAGAGATCACACGCCACATAGCGAGTAATCCCAGTTGACCGAGATGATGAAAATCGATGGTCACGACGAAGCTATCGTGGGTGTTGTTAATCGGTTTGGTCAAGAACCTATCCTTTGTTACGATTACGAAAAAGTAATTTCACAACTCGTAACAGACGGGATGACATATGAAGAAGCGGTAGAATGGTTCGATTTCAACATCATCGGTGCCTGGGTAGGTGATGGCACACCTTGTTTTTTAGTAACCGAAAATTGGAAAGAGTTATATGAATGCCATAGTTGAAAAGATGGCGGTATCCCGATCATGGGATCAAGCGCATGACGAATCGATAGAAGCTTATCAAGCTTTCCAGATTTATCTTGATATGGGTGAATCGGGCGGGGTAAGGAACTATCGTAAAGCGTTCAGGATGGTTAACCCTACAGCGAAATCGGTAACCAAGAAATGGCATACCTGGTTCGATAAGTTTCGTTGGGAAGATCGAGCAACCGATTACGATTCTTATTTAATAAAGGAATCGCAAACCAAGGTTGAAGAACAAAAGATAATAGAAATTACCAAGGTCCGAACCCAACAACTTGCACGGATAAAAAGGAGTAACGAAATCCTGTTCAGACTATTGGAAGTTGCCAGCGAATGTGACGATCCCAAGACAGCGTTAAGTAACGTCAAAGCTATCACTGATGCACTCCATACTTTCATGCAAATGGAACGCCAAATGCTGGGTATGGAACCCAACAAACAGACTACGGAAGCTAAATCTGCACAAAATATTAATATATTGTTAGGAAAACTTAGTGACTCAGGAAAAACTGTCCTCAGTGCAAACGATGTGCCGCGAGATTTACCAGCACTCCCCGGAAGCACTATTAACGTCAGCGGAGACAATGGTTTCGGCCATGATGGGATTATTGAAGATCCAGTCCAAGACACGGACCGAAGGGGCATTGATACCCAACAAGACACAACTGATGATCTTGAGGGCGATTTACAAACAGATCTCTGAAAACCGGCCTGTAAGATTACTGGAACTCAAAGGTCGGCAACAAGGATCGAGTACGGGTATTGCCGCCTATTGCTTTTTACGTGCCATCTGTCAACCCAATACTAACGCTTTGGTTATCACCGAAGAAAAGGGCGGGTCAGCAGCTAATATTTTCGGTATGTACGAACGGTTCTTAGAAGCTTTACCTTTCGAGTTGAAGAAACAACTGACACGACAAGGTCAATACATGAAGTTCGCTAAACCCTTGAACTCCAGTATCAAGGTAGAAGGTGAGAAAAACGTTACTTCTTTCACCTTTCAAATTGTACATTTAAGTGAAGCGGCATTCTTTCAAAACCTGGGTAAAACGTTAAGTATGTTATATCAAACGGTACCGGATAATCCTGATACCTTCATTTGCCTTGAAACTACCGCTAACCGTTACGGTGACGATTTCCATACCGAATGGGAACGTGCCAGTGAAGGCAAAAGCGATTTCTATCCGCTCTTTGTTCCCTGGTACTATCACGACGAATATAGCGCCTTGTTCCGTGAAGATCAAGATAAAGAAACGTTTGAACGTACCTTATCCGATACTGACGATTCGCAATACGGGAACGAAGAACAAATCCTGTTAATGTATCCCGAACTGACACTGGAGAACATGCAATGGCGTCGTCACGCTATACGTAACAGATGTCAAGGTAGCGTAGTGGAATTCAACCGTCAATATCCGTGTTCACCTGAAGATGCGTTCCACAAATCCAGCTCAACTATTTTCGATCTGGCGTTTCTGCGTAAAGCACGTTCAGAATACGTTTTTGAACCATCGCCACGCACAACTTTAGTGGGGTCACCATCAGGTCTACAATTACTTGATGATCCCGAAGGTATTATTCAAATATGGTACGCGCCTGAACCTTACACCGAATATGTTATCGGTTCTGATCATGCGGAAGGATTGGACGGTAGAGATTTCAGTGCTGCTATCGTGTTGCAACGTATGCCACTTAGAATGGTAGCCAAGTTACGCGGGTTCGATGGTCGGCAAGTAAGTATCGACGAGTTCACTGAACAACTACAGATGTTGGGTCGATACTACAACAATGCATGGATATGTCCTGAAAACAACGCAGATGGCGGTACAGTAATAGCTTTGTTACAAGATAAGTATGAGTACCAGGAACTGGTTTCTGAACGCGATTTGGGTGTTGTTACTTCTAACCGGTTAGGATGGCGTAACCAATCCAATACACGCCGTCGCGGTGTAGGGATGGTACAGGAATCGTTTCATGCTGACGAGATAGAAATCCCTTGTGTTCAAACTTTGAACGAAGCCATGAATTTCGTCACCATTAACGGTAAACCGCAAGCTATTAAGAAAGGTAAAACCCGTAAACCGGGTGAACCCGAAACAGGATTTTATGACGATTTAGTTTTCAGCCTGGTGGGTGCCTTATACGCTGAACATTCGCGACCCACAGCCAAATCCAAGAAATATCTTGAATCACAGTTTCACAGTGCGCGGTTCAGGGAAGTTAACTTACCGGAAAAAACTGATCATTGGTCAAAATACGTATAAGAAGAGGAGTTACAAATGAAATCATTAGACGCATTGAAAAACGAAGACGATATTCTTGAAGCTTTCAATGTTTTGAGGGAAGAAGGTGAAGAATCTGCTCGACCGCGATGGCGGCAAATGCGTAAAAACGCCATGGTTTACATGGGTGACCATTATGTCCGTGAACAGGATGATGAACTTATCAGTGACGATAAAGTTCCGGGTTACCGGTTCAGGATCAGTCGCGACCTTATCGGACCAGTTATTGAAACGTTACGACCAATTTTGATGAGGGGATACCCCAAATATTATTTAGATGCGGATTTCCCGTTTATGCAAGCTACTATTGATACCGAACTGGGAGAAGTCCCGATACCCAACACTACGGACGGTGAGTTAGCACAACGGTTACAGGACATTTTAGCTAATGATCACGATCATCGTAACGAAGGTATCCAAATCGCTGAGTTGTTGGTCGATGTCCTTGTTGGCGGCACAGCGTATCGTAAAGTTGTTTATGATCCA